TGATCGGATCATTGCCATTGACTGCCCGAACCATGTCGCCGCTCTTATCCAGGATCTCAGCGAGCATCCAAACATGGGCACCCTTGCGAAGTGAACCTCCCGTTTCAATCCTGATCTGACCGTTGCGAATGAACGGATCCAAGAACTGCGCCATGTCGCTGTTCTGAATCGGAACATACTTGTCACTCACGACATTGTAGACCTCGCCATCGCTGAGCCGATAGAGAGCTTTCCATCCGTCGAGTTCGGTCTTGCCACCTCCAATGAAAACAGGTTGCGTGCCAACGAGCCAGTCACACCCGGCCTTGATCAGTGCTTCCAGCATCGATGCTGGCCTCTGACCGACCGGGTACACAAAGCCGAGTCCATGCCAAGCGGCGACGCCATTGGCGAAGAAGCCGCTTTCGAACTCATGTGCCATCAAACACCGCCTTTCTCTTCCGATACCTGACCTCGACAAGAGATCATAAAGTTTTTTTTCTTTTTATAATGACAAATTTCCCCTATGAAGTAAAGGAAAAAACTTTAAAATCTTTTATGATATAAGTTCAACCGACATATTGGCTTGTGACCCTTGACCTATGATCAACCCCTCCCTCGCTCTGGTCATGCCGACATAAAATTGCCTTGTGATTGAATCACAATTTCCTGACTGTAGGCAAGAATATGCAGCAAAGGAAATATCCGGAAGAAGAATCACGATGTCGGCCTCACCACCTTTAACGGAATGAATTGTACCTACAGAAATCAGCGGTCTCTTCTCCAGGATCCCGGGCCCGCGTGCCCGCACGAGCGCGGAAGGGTAGTCGATCAGGTGACCCTTGCTGGATAACACGTGACGACGCATCCATGCCATTGCATCATTGAATCCGAATGGTGGTGACATTCCATCCAAGAACAACTCGGCAACCTCGGCATCAGTCGCATCCATGTTCTTCGTTGTTGCATTGTCGGCAAGGATATCAACACCATGCTTCGCACCTCTGACCATAACACCGTCTGACTTGACTATATCAACCCATGATTTGATTTTCTTCCACGTCCATGGTTCATGAGCATCCTCACTGCCACAACCTGATAAGAAGTTAATCACCCTGTCAAGTCGGTCCATCGGGTTCCACCTGCCATTCTTCTTTCGATATGGATTGTGGAATGGAACACCTTGCCTCCTCAACTCACAGCACAATGAATTCAACATGTATCCACATGCAGACAAGATCATCACCGACTTGCCTTTTGCTTCCCACCTCGTTGCTTCTTCAATGATGCCGATAGGATCCTTTGCTTGTAACTCCGATCTAACAACAAAGCCCTCATGTCCACGCGGTTTATATTCAGCAGCGAAGCGAGTCTTGATTCTATTGATCCATTTAGTTGCTGTTGCGTGTACACTAACTGGGACCCGCCATGACTGAGATAGAGTTCTAATATGTTTTTCGGTAACTCCGAGTGTTTTGATACCATCAACATCAGCACCACGCCATTCGTAGAGTGATTGGTCATAGTCCCCAACCAGCACGATAGCTTCAGCTTTTTCAGCCCACGACAAGAGCAACCTGAGTTCCGCCCGCGAGTGGTCTTGACATTCATCAACATATATCACCTCTGGTTTTCCTGGTGCATACTCACAATCATGATACGCATCATCGACTAGATCGGCAAAATCCTTCAACTCATTATCACGTTTCCATTTCTCCCACTTGTCATTAACAGTCCTCAATGATGGTTCGACCTTTGGTATATCAACAACTGATACACCTCTCGCCCGCCAAGTAAATATCTTTGACAACTCCTCATCACACTTGCCGCATAGATGTGATTGCATCTCCTCTGGAGAATCAAAATCAGAACCATGACTTAGCACGAGGTCAGGATGTTCTGTGTTCCACAACTTCAATGCCTCTGGCGTCTGTGCTAACTCGGGTCTACCCAGAGCATGATACGCATGGGCGTGAAGTGTACCAACTGACTCCTTCCTCAATGGTAGATCACGCCCTACTATCTCCGCTGCCGCTGTTCGTGTCAGTGATGTTATCATCACAGCATCAGGACCACGATCACGCACAGCGTCGCGTACACAGTTGGCAAGGTGTGTTGTCTTTCCTGTTCCTGGCGGCCCCACGACCACACGGACTTTTTCTGAATCCATTTTCCTGTGTCTCAAAGGCCCTATATAGGCCATAAAAACGGATGTAAAAGAGAGTGAAAAATATAAGAGCCTCTCGGGAATTTACAAAACATTTAAAAACTTCGATAAAAATGTCGAAATAATTCTCGGGAAGTGTGTCACGTGTTACACGTCTTCTAAGAATTGTGTTACAGTGTTACAGTGTAACAGTAGGGTCTTTACAGCAGTGTCACGCTTTTTTTCCCATAAGCATTTGTGAGTAAATCTCTTGCAATGTGTTACAGTGGTTTTGGAATTCATTAGATGTTTTGCAACAAAAGGGGTCCCCTATAAGGGGCCTATTTTGTAGATCCCGTATCACCCCCTTTGGTCGAAGAATCAACAATCGGCGTATCACGTGTTACACAATTCTCCTGTTGTTCAACCGTGGTTGTGTCATCAAGATTCATCTCTTTCGTCCAGTATCGTTGATGCAGTATTACATTGTTTTCGATTCTTAATGCTTTGTTGTTTGGCTTGAATCCCGAGAGTGTAAGTGCCAAGTGTAACTCATTACGTTTAATCTTCTCCATAAACCTTGCTTCAATGAATCCATTAAGAATAGATGAGTTGATCCACAGTTCTCCATTCTTGTATATCGGTTGTCTGCCTCTGAATCCTACCTCAAGTTCCTCGTCACGATATATTCTGCGTTCAGTTAAAAACAGATCAAGCCATGATTGAAACTTACCGCTTACTGTATCTTCAGGAATATCTTCTATGATCAACACATTAAAGAACACCCTGAGAACTTCACACCAGGCAGCATCGCGCATCCTTTTCATCACGTGTTTGCCTTTGGTGGCTTTCAATATAGCCATCCGTGTGTGATAGTTATCACGAAGATGTTGATCCTTGCCTATATATATCTTCTCAAGTTCTCCTCTGCATTGAATGAAGTAAGAAGTCTCCTCCTTGCCATACCCGATAATGTAATCAATGTCTATGCCACCAAACACCAATCCAAGGTGGTCGAGTTTTGATCTTGTCTCATCAACACCCTCATTTGGCATATCGACATCAGCCGCAACGGCGGCCATGATGATATCTTTTTCAGGGGTGGAAGTTACTAGACCGGACCTTGCTCTGTTAATTGTTCTGGCTATGTAATCAGGTCTCATCACCTTTGCTATGTTGGATGGTTCCCACTTGCGTCTGTGAAAGATTATCAGGTTAGCAATTTCCTGATCAGACCAACCACATTGAACCGCCTGCGACGCAAGTGCCTGTTCATACCCACTGCATGATGTGTCAATCCATCTCCTCTTGTGTTCAAGGGTGTGTCGGAACTTGCTATTATTTTCCTTCAATGCATCGAAGAGATCACTATCAGGAGATGCCTTTGGATCCATCACAAATGAAACAGCGGATGCTTCCAGCATCAACTTCTTATCTTCAGTTGGTAGATAAGAAAGAAAGTCATTTATCGAATCAAATCGTGGACCATCACTTGACAATATCCTGACTGGTAATACATCTCTCGGATCCTTGCGATTGAACGTACCTGCCACACGTAGTACACGAGTGCAATCTGATGTACTGTCTATCTCGTATCCCTGTTCACGTGCAGCATTGGCCATGATCTGTTGCCAGCCTTTGCACGCCCGCTCAAGGCGCGCTCGCGCGGGCGGGTCCAGAAGGGCCTCAGGCTCTTTCAGGATCCACCAGGAATGGATTCCGTGGCCGCTATGGACGACAACAGTCGGAGCCATGGGAGAACGCACCAGAAGGCCCATTGCGGCCTCCAGGGAAGGCGGGACTTTTTTCTTGTGCCCGGGTCCGAAGTCGATATCCGCCCATAGACCACATGCCAATGTCATATTAGTCTTTGTTCCTCTGCCGGTGTTAGGATCATGATCCTTGCTTACGCAGCACACACCGCAATACACATCATGATTAGAACCCAACACAACAGATGCATCTCCGGCGGCAAGTGGAGATGAGAATAGTGATGTCTGTTTACCCGGCATAGTCCACAACACAATTCTATGATCGGGATATTCTGCCTCAAAGTCTTCACCCCATAACAACGATAGGAACTCATTTGGCGTTGTCACCAACCACCTCTGTTACGGGCCACAGTCTGATCTTGATTCCGTGATCGTCAATGTACCTGTCGAAGTCGAGTTGATTTTCAAATTCGCAATAGACCTCCACCTTACCCGGTTGTCTGTACACCACATCACCTTTCGCAGTCCACGATATAGAACCATAGTTGCTATCTACTGGTGGACCTATTGACAGGATTATCATTTCTTCCTCTTGATTTTCCGGACGATGACTTCATGTTTAACTACTGGGTTGAGGTCGCAGGTTTTGTCAATGAGTTGCCAATCGCCGGGCTTGACGGGTTGGCCTGTTTTGATTCGGATGAAACCTTTTGGGATCTTCACGACTTCGGTTCCTTGTCTATGGGTTTATCCTGTTCTTTGCGCAGGTCGGCGATGGTCATGTCCGAGTATTCTTTCTCAGCGAAGGACTTCTCCTCAATGTGCCTTACCGTCCTATCCAAGTGCCTTCGCATCTTATGATTCCAATATTCGAACTGAAGTTTTGCCTTGCTCCATTCCAGGACTTCCTCATCAGGGATGTCCACCTCTACAGCATCTTTGCGATCGCCAATACAGACCAACGGGTAATACTCGTCCTCTTGCAGATATAGCTTCATGAGCCTTTCAGTTCCCTTCTCAGGTTGAGTATGTCGTCCAGGGGTACTTCGATGGCGATGATGGTTTTGCCGGGGATGGTGGAGGAGACCATCTTCCCGGAACAGTGGAGGATGGTTTCGGCGGCTTCTTTGAGGCGGGCGTACTTCTCCCGCGCATCGTCGCGCTCGGTGATGAGGCCATCGATAATCCGATTCTGATTTGATCGAGCCTCCCGCAGTCGGTCCATCTCTTTGAGCAGGTCTTCGGTTGTGAGTGCCTTCAGCAGTATGTCCGCTTCGCGTTCAGGGGTCATTCCCCCTCCAGGTGTGTTTTGAGGTTTACTATTGCGGCATACATCACTGAACCATCGCGGGTGCAGTTTGGGTCATCCCATACTTCCACGATGGCTCTCGCCAGTTTGCGGATCTCTTCGAGATCGAGGTACGCCCGTTCTGCGTATGTGCAGGCTTTCTTCAGTTCCCTATCGCTGATTCTCATTTTCCCTCCAGTGCCACGCTCAGGGAATCAATCACCAGTCGAAGATCCCCTTTGCGCTCGTCGTGGAACACGGTTGTTACATGCTTCGCCGCGTCCACGAGGCAGGCGTACTTCTCCCGCAGACTGTCGATCTCGTCGAGAAGCAAGATGGTCCACGGATCTCCAGGCACTACGTTGTCACGGATCGCTTTCTCTTCCTTGGGTGTCATTTTCCATACAGGTGTGGTTTGAGGGCTTCGATGGCACAAGCAAGTTCAAAGCGGGCATCGTTTACACGTCGGACGCTTGGCTTGGAGCGTAGACTTTCTTCTTCTTTAGCTCGAAGTAGTTTTTCGCGGCAATGTACGACGGCGGCAGCCAGTTCGCGGAGGTTGGTGATCTCTTTACCCAAATCTTCTCCGCAGCAATCGCTCCTCCCGCAATAGTCACAGCTCATGGCTTGCCCTCCAGGTGTGTTTCAGCCACATGAAACGGGTCCGATATGCAGACGTTCGCGGTTTGTCCAGCCGGTGTGATCTCAGGCTTCGGGATATACAGGCATCCGGGTGGGAGCAGTCTGTGTTCCATGGCATCGAGCTTGGCCTCAATGGTCTTTATTCTTTGAATGATATCCTCCCGCAGATATTTGATATCTGAGCGAACCTCCAGTACGTGATCCGTGACATCCACTTGGCAATGATCAATGGCCATGTGGTTAGCCCTGATGGCGTCCAGTAGGCGCTGTGCGACAATGTAGAAATGATCCTCGCAATCACTGCTTCCTGTGTTCAAGTCTTCGAAGTCTGGATAATTGCTCATGGCTTGTCCTCCAATTACACCTCTTTTATCTCCTCAAATGCGGTCAATTCATATCTTCCAAAAAATGGCCTGAATGTTCCAAGACCAAGCACTCCCCCTTTAACAAGAGCCTCTCTGAGATTCTCTGCCGTACAAATTTTGTTCTCCTGATATTCAATCTTGAAATCTAACGTCCAAGGGCATGCTAATACAGGTCGCTCCTTTGCATTGGGAACTCCCTTTGCCAGTCGAGCCACGGATCGATGAATATATACCTGCTTCGTCCAGCCATTAAACACGATTGGATTATCATCGCACAGGATTGGAATTTCAAAAGGGTCGATCAATGAATATGATGCAATACCTATGGCAATGGATGATCCAGACTTGCCAAAGAATTTCTTGCATACACTACTTGTGTTTTGTGCGCACAATAGGGACATTATGTTTATTGCCGGAATGATCATGCGCCGTTTCTCGTCTAAGTACATCTTCTCTGTTATTGGAAGAGATGTGTTGTTGTCTCCCGCATACCTGTCGAACATCAAAGGGCGAATCCCGGAAAATCGAACATTGAAATTCTTCTGGTTCATTACAATTCCCTTCCGATTTTATGGCCTCGATATCTTTTTCAGACAATTTGAACCACTCACCGAATGGAGATGATCTACATCTGAGATGCCAAAATTTTCTGTGCAACTCGGATTCCAGCACATCTGGACGATCAGAGTCGACAGCACAAACAAAATAAGCTGTTCCGAACGCTGTCATTGTTTGAATCTGACTCAGCCGCCTTGAATGTGTAGTGTCGCATGTATAGCCGATCTTGAATTGACCATCTCCATTTCCAATCACATAAACTAATCCACGCATTTTATTCACCGATTACGGAACAACCTTGCCTTGCCATGCCTCGCCAGGCCATGCCCCGCCATGCCTGGCCTTGCCGCGCCGGGCCTCGCCACGCCACGCCGTGCCATGCCGCGCCGGGCCGTGCCGAGCCGTGCCGTGCCGTGCCGTGCCGCGCCACGCCTGGCCATGCCCCGCCTGGCCATGCCCTGCCTGGCCGCGCCCGGCCTTGCCTCGCCGCGCCACGCCTGGCCGAGCCGCGCCCTGCCTGGCCGTGCCGTGCCGAGCCGGGCCATGCCTCGCCTTGCCAAGTTAAATCTTTCTTGTTAAGCAATACAAATAAGTATTATTCTTTAAGAGCATCCGAGTGCCGAGGAGTGGCACCCGGATGCAACGAACGCAGGTTGCAACAAGCAACCTCGTGGCAACTATTCAGAACTTGCTGTCATCTCTTCCACCTTTGCTGATCGAAAGATGGGCATGTACTTCTCCACCATGATCGCCACAGTCGAGAGTTCCTCAGATGTGAGATCACGCACCTTGCGAGGAAGCGCGACATTGAACCTGATAGCATCTTTGTTCTGTGTCGTCTGGAGTTTCCAACCTACCTCAGACATCCACGGCTTGCCGAGAATCTTCGTGTATGGGTTACGTTGCGAAGTCATCCTCATGAACAGGTTCCTTGTCTGCTTGAGTGATGTCACAGACAGATCAAGGATCATCGGTAGAATGGATTCAGGCCGCAGGATAACAATCCTCATTCGTTCCTTGCACGCCTGCGCCCGCCCGCGAGTCTCGAATTGGGCATGTGGACAAGTGCCGCAAAGATGCGGACCAACGTCGTCGCCGTCGAATCGAACACCGATACCTGAATCCTGATCTGACGACCTACAGGCAGGCGGGCCGCCGGCGTTGAGTGGATCTTCGCCCAACTTCTTCGGCCAGAAGATCCGGTGATATGCATGGAAGATAGGGATGCCGATGATCTCCTCAACCATCTGATCGTCAATGACCCAACGAGGAGTGCCTTGACCAGATGCCGGAGGCGTTGTGATCTTCTGTAGGTCACTGATCTTTATACCCTTCAGACCTGCAACGAATTCATCGATCTCGTCAGATGTAGATCGCATGATTTCATAGCCAGCATCGGGCATCGGCTTGACAACCTGTAGTTCATTCTTCTTCGCCATTGCGTTCCTCTTCTGAAATTGAAAGTCCTCTGACAATCGCCTTGAGTTCAGTATACACAGTGAACATGTCGCGGATGTCTTCTGGCAGTTCTTCTCTCGGATCTATGTTTGGAATAGATGCCCAATCTTCTCCGTGCTTAATAGCCATCCTTTCTTTGATATAGCTTTTCAAAGACTGCGGACTGAATGAAATGAGATAATCAAGTCCGTGTGAACGAAGTGAATCAATCAGTCTCGATGAGTTTGCACCTCCAATCTTATTGACGAACATATCGAAACGGAGTGATACAGTAGCACCATCTTTTGTCCTGGTCGATGTCTCACCCTCACGCACCATCCTCTTGAGAATCATATCTGAGCAATGGGATAGTTGTGCGGAGACTGCTTTCACATTCTTTTCTAAGAACGCTTTTCTGACCTTGAGTTTTCTATACTCATCAACCATTTCCTCCATGGTTAATGAAGTCAAGTCTTCGATCATGGCCTACCTCATTCTTTCAAGCACTGACATTACATCGAACTTCTTTGCGATAAGTGCTTTTCGTAAATCTTCATCAACCGTGTTGCTTGCAATCAAATGAATATAAACAACTTTCTTTGCCTCCTGCCCGGGCCTGCGTAGGCGCGCGAGTGCCTGCTCGTAATCACCCAACGACCAGTTGATCGACCATAGTACGCAGTAATGCGCCCTCGTTAGATCGATGCCTTCTTTGGCACATTGCTGTTGAGCAACAAGAACTGATGCCCCTCCATTCTGAAAAAAGTTTAACTCATCACATTGACCTCGCAACATTGCCACAGTCCTACCAGCCGCACGACAAGTTTCAGTCGCAGCATCGATGTCTGCCTTGTATCGGCACAATACAATAACTGGTTCCTGCGGACTTAATTCTTCGAGTACTTCACCGAGTGCCTCTGCCTTTACTTTGGAAACAGGAATGATCCTATGGTCATCCGTCGTGGCAAAACCGCCTGTGATCTGTTGAAGTCTCAACAATCTAACAAGCGCATTGGTAGTTGTCACAGGCTCCGCTTCTGTTCCATTGCCGCGATACCATGTGATCATGTCATTCTTCAGTTCGTCATACATCGTGCGGGCGGAGTCTTCGAGTTCGACAAACCTTTCGACATGTACCTCTGGCGGTAAGTCGAGAACGTCATCTCGATTGACGTTGAGCATGTGAGGTTGGAGTCTTGCCGCAAGATCATCCTGATTTTTCCAGCCCGTGATAATAGGAACAGGGATTCCAGGTCTGTTCTGCATGATCGCATATTTGTATTTGAAAGCCTGATGGGTTGTACCCAATACATCGGAATTCAAAAAACGGAACTGACCATAAATATCATCGGGAGAATGTGGCATCGGCGTTCCAGTCATTGCGATCTTGAATCGGAACATCGCCTTGATCTTGTTAAGAAGTTTTGATCTCAGTCCCTTGGCTGCCTTGATCCGATGACTCTCGTCGAGAATCGCACATGCCCATTGCCTACAGATAATTGATTTTGATATCGCATCATTTGGTGCAGCAGCAAGGGATTCATAATTGAGAACAACTACCTTGCCGCAAGTTGGTCTTCCGTTGGTAATGAATCTCTCAATGGCAAGTGATCTGTTCCACAGTGATGCGTTGCCATTGAGGATGAGAGGTTCAAGGTCACCGCCGAACATATTCAATTGCCTTGCCCACACGTCGAGAACTGGCTTTGGGCAGAATACTATATTAGGATATGGACATTGTGAATCCCGTTGACTCTTCATCCACTCGATAGCAATCCTTGTTTTGCCAGTACCCATACCCATTGCCAGCATCACGCCGGATGCATGATTGTTCTTTTTCAGTTGGAGCCAATTCAATGCAGCCTGTTGATGACTCCACAACGGCATGACCTCATTCATCGCATCTCCTTAATAACAAAAAAAGATCAGTCCCGGATATTGGGTATCCAGGACTGATCAGGTAGCGGAAGAGAGAACTTGGTGATTGATGGTGGGATGTTGTTAGGGCAGTTTATTGTAAGTGGGGCACCGGTTGATCTCATGTTCCGCCACCATTTCCACAGGCAGCCGGTTTGCCGTTTCCGATTTCTCTTCTTCCCTCCCGGCGAATGTCAATATATAAAATCCCATGGGGAAGTAAAGGGAAAAATTTAAGTTTTTTTCATTTTACTTCTGGAAATCTGAATCCTATCCGCAGGGATTGTCAATCTTTCATTATCAACCTTGATCGACCCGTTAGCCATTGACATCTTCTTCGCTTGAATGATCACATCGCCGATGCCTACATATCCAAATGCAACAGCAGTAACGGCACCAGCATCCCTCCATTGGCCCAATATGAAAGATTGAATCGGTGTTAATGATTCTCCAGGTTGCTTGAATTCAATGACGCATGTGACACCGTAGATGCATCCAATGATATCGGGCTCGCCCGCATGCAACGCGCTTCCATGGGTCTTCAGCCAGTAAGAGGGTTTGACGGCACGGAGAATCTTCAGGGCATTGCGGACGATTGTGGATTCGAGCATAGAGGGATTTTGCCTCGGGAAAAAATGGAAGTCAAGGGCCTTGACAAAATAATTCCCCTATGGTTGAATCCCGTTTATGGAAAACAAAAATCTGAAGATCGAAACAGTTCCTATTGACTCTGTGATACCGGATCCTGCAAATGCAAGAATACATAGCACACGGAATCTCTTGATCATCAAGGGATCATTGGCGAGGTTCGGTCAACAGAAACCAATCGTGGTAACAATGGACAATGTTATCAGGGCTGGCAATGGAACATGGTTAGCAGCAAAAGAATTGGGCTGGACGAGCATATCAATAATCAGAACTGAATTAAAAGGTCCGGAAGCAATTGCATATTCACTGACTGACAACAGGTCAAGTGAATTCTCAGAATGGAATCCGGATGTCATCTCCGCTCAGTTGAATTCGTTGGTCGAGGATGGATGGGATGCCAGTGTTCTTTCATCCATTGGGTTCGATCAAAAAGAAATAGCTGACTGGTCAGTTAAAGATGTTGACTTGTTGAGCGACCCCGATGAATCATTGCAGGGTGATGGATTGATCTCGATAGCATTTAAATTGTCAAGAGATGATTACAACTTTGTCACCGATGCTTTGACAGAAATTCGAGATAAAGAAAAATGCACCCCAGCGGAGTCGTTGGTACATGCAATTAGAAGAATTAAAAAACAAGATTCGTGACTCCATTCTGAATCTTAAATCTTGTGATTCGACGAAGGAATCTGTTCGATCACAATTATTAAGTCGAAGATCAGATGTATGTAAAACTCTTGGCAATTCAGTGCTATCTTGTGAGAGTCGAGCAATAAGCCTGTTACGTAGAGTCAAATATCCAGATGTATATCCCGACCTTGTGAAATCTTCAGAAAATGATTATGCATTATGGTCATACCTGAGAAATGTATTAAGCTCAGGCCCGTGGGAAGGTCGTCCTGGTAGATCAATTAGATATTTTGTAATTGATAAAAATAGCAGAGGCATCCTGGGTGTTGCTGATCTCGGATCCGAAGTAATGGCACTTAACAAGAGAGATGAATATATTGGCTGGAGTGTGGAAGATAAATTAAAGAATGGCGGCCTAAGAAGAATAGTAAATTTGGGTTCATGTCTGCCCGCACAACCATTCGGCTGGTTATGTGGTGGCAAGTTTATATCCGAAGCAACATCTACCATAGAGATATCAAGAGAATGGAAGTTGAGGTACAATGACGATCTTGCCATCGCATGTACCACTTCCCTATTCGGCAAGAGCAGTCAATACAACAGACTGCCACACTGGACATATCTCGGAAACACCGCTGGATCGGCACCGCATAGCCTGATGCCACAACAAGACAGAAAAAGGATGCAGTTATTTATTCGCATCACCAACTCAGAGGTCAGAAAAGGATATGGTTTAAGAATAGCCGGGTTCGTCGATACATTTATCGAGGTGTGTAAGCAATTAAAAATAGATGTATCTACGTTGTGTCGTGGGCAGCCACGAGGAGTATATATATCGGAACTATACCCAGGGGCATTGCATGATTTGAGAATGAAGAGAACAACTGGTTTTGCCCCGAGAACGATTGACAATGCATCGCTGTGGTGGATTGAACGATGGCGGGATATGCGTTGGCCCAAAGTGAGCGACAAGATAAAGTCATTCAATTGGAACCGATATCTGATGAAGAATGTTATAAGCGCCGGAAGCAAAGATAACGTTGCATCACCCGACCAGGGTGAATAGGTAGGTGTGATTCCTGCCCGGCGCTCCACACTTAATCACAGGAATACCTTGTAGTGGTAATCAACACCATTGGTATTCAATGTTCCAACCGTGAATCCAAGGGCGACAATCGTAATTGTAGAACTACCAATAGTGCTTCCGGCTGTCTGTATCAATATCGTTCCCTGATTAGTTGTTGATGTAATCCAGAAAGATGTATCGCCACTATTGGCGTTGATCATTACCTTTGGATTGAATCCAAGAAAAATCACCCTACTTGTACCGGAACCATCTCCGGTATAATCTCCATCGTAGCATGATCCTGGATTTTTCTTGGCGTTTTGAATAGCACTTACAGTACCACCAGCCACGACAACTCTCGCCAAAGGAACAGCGTCGGTTGGTATTGTGCCGGTTGTGTTTGAAACAAGTGACCACGTAGTTACCAAATTGCTACTCTTGGTCAACTGAGCATATACATAATGAGTATTATTAGATAACCCAGTCAGTTGTACGGTAGAATCGAAACTTAATAGATAACCATTTATCAATGCTAAATCGAGTGAACTTGTTAAGAGTTCAACGCCATTAGATGCACTTATCGCTGTGACATCGAATCCACTTGTTACCTGCAACCTTGGACAAGAGACAGCGGCTAACAATGCAGTAAGCGATCGTTCACGCGGCACCTGTGCAGAACTGCCATACAGAGTACCGACGCCGTTTTCAGTTGGGAAACATATTGTCGCCATGATATCCTTTATGCGTTAGCCAGAGTCAACCGCCAATTGTATGTAACTCCGATGGCACTTGATTTATTGATCAAAGTATGTATCGCCCGCATCCACGCTACCCCGCCCGTAGGTACGGAGTAAATAGCACACTCACGAAGTGCCTGAGTTCCGCCGCCATTGGCCTCAGTGGTCTCCACTCTCAATTGCCAATGTAGACGGTCGTCACCTTGTGCGAACCTTGATGTTATATTCTTTCGGAATACTTCCGTAAACAATGCAGTGTGTGATAGTGCTGGTGTGGTACCATCACTTCCAATGGCTATATATTCTGGCGTATAGCCAGTGCCTCCTGGTTGAAGATGAGGATACCCAATTAAGTTTCGGAAACTATTAAGTCCTACACTGTGAATTATATTATGGGTCTTGATTATATCTATTGTCTTGCCATCTCTATTCCATATTTCTATTTCAAGATTAGGTATCATTACAAGGGTTTGTTTTGTTTCAAGATCCATAAGGAACTCCGATCTTGCTTCTTCCTACAACCCAACCAGGAAGCGGATATGCATACCCACTATCCTGTATCAATCCCACCAATGCCCATGTATACGGATCACCGGTCCATGACAACAAAGTAACACCGTCATGAACCGACTCTGTTAATAGGTCACTGAATACCAACACATCGACCGAGGATTTAGATATGTCGATTTTCTCATTTTCCCTGATAACGAACTTACGACCAGCAAGCCATTGCGCACGGAAGAATTCAGCCCATCCATCTTGACGATCTCCGTCAAGTGCACGAACAGTGCAACGAAGCATCGGACCACGCATGATCTTGAATCTAACTTCCACAATAAGAAATTGAATAGATGAGAGACCATGCACGGAGAATAAATTGGTCTGTAGTTGCCCACTCATCAGACCCGGAACATCTGTTTCGTACGTTATCTCATTGGGAATCCTACCGTATCGAGACAATAGCATATCCGCTTTGCTTTGTGCGAACTCGCGGCCATCTATTCCTTCGTCATCTTCAACGGATTGATATTCACCAGAACCACCCTCAATTGATTTCCTGTATTCAATTTCATCGTGATTTTCTACATCAGAAATGATCGGGAAGTATCCTTTGAATTGTACTTCAAGAACTTCATCTGGTTGTAGCGTTGGATTGTTGGTCTCATCTGATGCTGAATTCTGATTGATCTCCCTTGATCCGTATTCTACAAACCACTGTTTCCAGTCTGGTATTGTTACATCTCCATCCTTGTCAATACCATTGATGCCTACTCGCTTGAAGTCCACACCCCTCTTTACCCACAATTCATACGGAGCACCCTCACCAGAATCCTGAAGTTCCGCAAGATCATATGACAGGATGAATGTTCTGTTTCTCTTTTCAGGATAAGTAACACTACCGCCACCACCATCTGGCGCTGTATATGATCCTCTGAAATGATCTGTTAGCCAACCAGTTTTATCACGACCGGCGCGAAGAAACTGGCGGTTCCTGTATAGTCCTCTTGTCTTCTTAATAGAGAACGACCTATGTACCGGATTGGTATCACCAACACTGAATGGCGAAATATAAGTTGCTCTATCAAAGAACATCAATGATCTATGTGCGTTGATGTTCCATTGCATGCCGGATTCTTTAGCAAGATCCCTGAAACAATCACTTGCTTTCCTAAAATTGAAACTAGCAACGGCGACGCTTGATCCCTCTTGAACTTCAACTACAGATACACCATCAAGATGGAGACCAGTCTGGACATTGACTAGATCAGTAACGATGGCTCTTATCGTCATGTTCTCGTAACGATTAGAAACGAAGTACCTATCTGCCATCGCCGAGAAGTCAACACAACTTATTTGGGATAGTATTGTGGACTCATTATCAGGAGTCTCCTCTTGAACTGTCTCAACTGTTCCGCCAAATATTCTAATACCATGCCATATAATATATACGGATTCTCCTGGAATGACGTGGATATTTAATGTATCATCTCGAATGGTGAACTTGCACGTACTTCGGCCATCGATAGCATCGGATATAGTAATAGAGTCATGGCGTGTAATTGTGGTATAATCAGCACCATTAATAATCACCATCAATGGAACATCGGCATTGATAGCGTTTACTGGAACACCAGGATTATTAGATCCGTATCCAATGCATCCGTACATTACATCCTCCTGAAAAGGTCAACGAGCATCCTTATCAGGCGAAGTAGCCACGAAACAGGAGACGATATAATACCCTTACTTTTACACGATCCGTATATTTTCGTTCCGTACATATCATGTACCGTTGTATACGCAGAATCCATAGAATGAAGATCGTTGATTTGTATTCTCAAGTGATATATTTGTTGCGTTGTCGTGTGAAGTCCACACGGACACTGTGTCATTTATTGCCAACGTCATCACAGCACTAACAGTTCCCCTATGCATCGTTGTCGATGGTGCTTTGCCAGAATTGGATTCCTGCATAACAGTACTATTTTTTCTCAACTGTACATTCAGCACTTTGTCTGTTGCACTAACCGCCTCAACAGATGCACCAAAGAAGTAAACTCCGACTTTGTTACATACGAACTGATATGTGCCGGAATTGTATAGACCGCCATCATCTTCGATATCAACAAACTGAACTTGAGTAGCTGCCGTTGGAACACTTTGAGTTCCAGCGAGACCAGCAAAGAATGAACATTTTGTCAGTCCTGTCGTAACTGCCTCGATATCATCGATCATCTTCTTTGTTACACACAACGCCATCTTGTATACCTTGCCACCAGTATTGTGATTGGCGGCAGATGTACCCTCTTGTGCCCTGGTCACTGTGAGACTATCACCGGATCGTCCTGTAACACGAACGATCTCTTTTGTGGGATCATCAGCGGGATCGGCAAAGTCAGTTGAGTTCCACCATGTAACATTGTACGGGTTCCCAGCAAAGCCGGGTAACTTGCTTCCCTCACCAGACCCCAAAACGATAGTAGTTGCAGCAGCATTATATCCAGTGCTAACAATTACCTTGGCGAAATTTAATCGTTGATCCAGTGTCGGCATTATATTGCTCCCTGAAGTCTCAAGTATTCTGGCATGCCACGTACAACCTTTTCCGTTATCACGTCTGAATCAAGATAAATAGAGATGGACTGACTACCACCACGTGATGAATCACCCATGAACTTACGCACATTGTCTTGATTCAAAACTATTTCAGGTCGTCCACGTTCGGCAATTCGCGTAATGCCAGGATGAGTGAATAGTCCTCCAGTCGCAGACGCGGCGATTGCCGCGCCCGTGCCCGCGCCCATTGCGCCCGAGGCGGTTGATCCAGCCAACATAGCCGTAACAGCGCCGGTGGCAGCAGCGGGTGCAGCAGCGGGCCCCACGATAGGAATAGCAGAAATTGATGCATACGTTGCCGCATATGTCGTCGCCGCATACGCCTTCATATTGGCGATCAATTCTGTAGTACTTGCCGTCACTCCGGCGATCATCGCTATAACTCGTTGAACTACAATCTGTACTAAACTTGATATCACAGTTGCCACGATCTGTTTCATGAGAGCCTTAAGCAGATCCCTCAATGATGCACCATATACAAGCACCTGCGCTATAGCATCTCCAACACCTTGTGAGAATGTTTGGACCACATTCATTAACACAGATGCTATCTGTTGAGCCATCGGAGGAACA